TCCGCTTTCATTTATAGATTAATCAAGAGCATTGATCACGACAAAGGTCAACGCTTTATTCAAGGAATGGGTTTAACCCGATAAAACAATCACACTTATGTCAAAGTTAATTACAATGCTCAACGGTGAGCAACACAAACAAGATTGGCTCGTAGAACAAGCAGCCAACGATGATTTCTATTACGGCTATCTCGGTAAGGTAGCGTTCAGTAGTAGCAACATTAAAAAGATTCTGGACTCCCCTCGTACCTACTACAATCTTATGCAGTACGGTGAGGAGACAAATAGCCAAGCTCTCATAGATGGTAGGCTTATTCATATGATGGTGTTAGAGCCTCATAAGATTAACGACCTCGTATTCGCAGATGTTACCACTAAGAATACTAAGAAGTGGCGAGAGATGAAAGCTGAGTATCCTGCACATATGTTGTTTACCCAAAAGGAAAAGCAGAAAGCAGAGAAACTTACTGAGGCACTATTCAAGAACCACCAAGCAGTAGAACTATTAAGAGACTCTACCTTTGAGGTTGGTGCAGTAGATGACACCATAGAGGGATACCCCTTTAGAGCAAAGGCAGATATCCTAAAGAACGATGGTACTATCATTGACCTTAAAACAACAAGTGATCTTAGAAATTTTGTCTTCTCAGCAAGACATAAATACTCTTACGATGTACAGGTCTATATCTATTGTAGGCTATTCAATATTGACTACACTAAGTTTAAGTTCTTGGTGATAGACAAGCTAAGTTGTGATGTAGGGGTGTACACGGTAAGTGAGGACTTCTACAACAAAGGTGAGGAGAAAGTATTGTATGCCCTTCAGCAGTATCACGAGTTCTTTGAGAACAGACCTTTGGAGGAGATACAAGAGATGGTTAATAACTACACAATACAAGGAGAGTTATGACATTCAAAGTAATAAGATCAAAAGCTATTCAGTACCTCTTTGATACTATTGAGGATGCCAGAGAATGTAGAGAGCGATTAATGGATATGGGGTATAATAATATCTCCATAGAAGTAGAACAGGAAGATGTTCCTTAAAACCAAAGAGATATGAAAAAGATATTTTTATTATTACTGATGTGCTTTGAAGCATTTGGTCAAGGAGGTCCAAACGGACCACCTAACCCTGCTTGTTTTGGTCCGAATCCACCTGCGTGGTGTAACAATCCACCCGTACCTATGGATGATTGGCAACTGATATTGGTTGCGTTTTTAATAGGTATAATGATAGGATATTCAAGTTTGAATAAAACCTTTAGCACCAAAGAGAGATGAACGAGCAAGAGAAAGAAACAAAGATTCTATTCTACTTATTAGTGTTTACGATAGCGATGTTTGCATTAAGTGTATTGGCTTTAGTCTATGTGTATGTTCACCCTACAATCAGTTTGTAATCTTTTAAAATTACGGATATGAATAAATTAAGCTATATTTTTTATTTAGTGTTAGGCACAGTTAAAAAAGCCTTGACACATAATAGATGCGACAGTTGCGGGTTTACAAAAGATGAAGTTTATGTAACTGAATATTTTACAGAATCAGGTTATATTGAATGTGAAAAGTGCTACGATGAAAGAATTAAATCTTAATTGTGCCTAACTACTAATAAACACCATAAAGTAACACAATGAGTTGCAACTGCAATAAGCCTATGACAATTATAGAACTATGCCTTAGAGATAGGGATCAAAACGGAATTGAAAATGATTAAAGCATACCTTCGCAAGACACGACACATACGAGAAGTACAAAAGTACCTTGATATGTTAATGATAGATAACATCAACCTATCTATACAAGCAAGTAGATTCGGATGGACTCCAGAACTACAACACCAATTAACCAACTCAGCATTACTTATACGCAAGTACCAAAGAAGACTGAGACTAATTAAATTCTAATGAGTGATACAGGTAAGAGTGCTAATGTACTCATCAATCGTAACAACCTAAACAACATCTTTGAACTCCTCGTACAAATACATATGAGAGGACAACTATCAAGAGATGAACAAGCCTTCGTAAAGAACTTCATAGAACTACCTGAAGCACCTACACGAGAGAATAGACAAGCTCGTAGAGCCAACACTCAAACCATTAAAAAACTCTTTAGAGAAGAGGCTAAGAAACGAAAGGAAAAAGAATGAAGTTCCTAAGAAAAACAAAATACTACGAGGGTGTAGTATATGAGTGGAATCTACCAAGTGGATTCTCTTGTCCATTTGCATTAGAATGCTTAGTTAAGGTAGATAGGCATACAGGTAAGTTTGATAATAGAAGCAATGCATATAGATGCTACTCAGCAATGCAAGAAAGATTCCCTGCCGTTAGAGAACACAGGTGGAAAAATTTTGACTTTCTAAGAGATGGTGGTATACCAGAACTCCCTAAAAAAGCAGAGGCAGTTAGAATACATATGAGTGGCGATTTCTATTCTCAAGATTACTTTGATATGTGGCTACAAATATGTAGAGATAATCCAAATGTAGAATTTTGGGCATACACTAAAAGTCTTAACTATTGGGTTAATAGATTAAATGAGATACCAAACAATCTAACACTTACTGCAAGTAGAGGTGGTAAGCACGATAATCTTATTGAAAGATACGACCTCAAGAATGTAGAAATAATAAAAACAAAAGACCAAGCTAAAGGTAGACCTATAGATACTTGTGATGACCAAGCACGGTTACCTAATGTTAATTTCTGCCTATTAGATAACTTCGCTTAACAATAGTAAAGAATAAAGGTTAACCTGTAAAGAACAGATTAATACAGAATGAGTAAGTTCACAAAAGGACAAAGTGGTAACCCTAATGGAAGACCTAAAGGTTCTGCTAACAAAACCACTAACAAGATTAGAGAAGCCTTTACAAAGCTCGTAGAGGATAACTTAGAGAATATGACCAATTGGTTAACTGAGGTTGCAGCAGACAATCCAGAGAAGGCTCTAACGATACTCAACCAAATGGCAGAGTATACCACTCCCAAACTTGCAAGGGTTGAGAACAAGATAGAAACCGATGAGGAGATTAACGAAGTTAAGATAGAGATTGTCAAGCGTAGCGATAAAAACGAGTGAGATATTTGAGAAGAACTATAATGCACCTACCAAGATCGTAGTTAATCAAGGAGGTACTCGTTCTGGTAAAACATACTCACTACTTCAACTCATCATTGTATTGGCTTTATCCGAGAAGGGTAAGGTCTTTACTATTGTAAGGAAATCTCTACCTTCTCTCAAGATGACTGCGATGAGGGACTTTATTGAGATACTAACTAATATGAACCTGTATGATGAGAAGTATCATAACAAATCCGAACACATATATAGGCTTAACGGCAACATCATTGAGTTCGTGTCACTTGACCAACCTCAAAAGAAAAGAGGTGCAAGACGGCACTATCTATTCTGTAACGAGGCAAACGAACTTACTTGGGAAGACTTCTTCCAATTACTCGTTAGAACCACAGACAAGATATACCTTGACTACAACCCCTCCGATGACTTCCATTGGATATACGACAGGTTACTCACGAGAGATGATGTCACCTTTATCAAATCTACTTACTTGGATAATCCTTTTCTGGATAATAGTATTGTGGAGGAGATTGAGAGACTACAATCTACTGATGAAGATTATTGGCGCATATATGGATTGGGAGAAAGGGGTCAAAGTAAGGCTACAATTTTTACATTTGTGGAAGAGGAGATACCCGAACAGGCTAAACTCCTCTCGTACGGTATGGACTTTGGTTTTACTAATCACCCGACTTCTATCGTTGCGGTCTACCATTACGATAATAACATTTTTGCAAAAGAACTTCTATACGAAACGAACCTAACCAATAGGGACATTAGTGAGAAGTTAAAAGCATTGGGGATAGATCGTAGAGCAGAGATATTTGCAGATAGTGCAGAGCCTAAATCTATAGAAGAACTATACAGGATGGGTTGGAATATCAAGCCTACTAAGAAAGGTGCTGATAGCATCAATGCAGGTATTGATATGCTCAAGAGGTATAAGCTACATATCACAGGTGCGAACTTTGTCAAGGAGATGAGAAACTACAAGTGGGTAGAAGATAAGAATGGTAAGCTACTCAATAAACCTATAGATGCGTTTAACCACGCTATAGATGCCCTACGCTACGCAACATATAACAAACTAAGCAGACCGAACTATGGTAGATATGCAGTCAGGTAAGGAGGTAAAGGTAATCTTACCAGAGAACGCAAGAGAACTCACGGTAGAGCAGTACCAAAAGTTTCTCAAGGTAGAAGGTGATGAAACCTTTATGACACTCAAGGCTCTTGAACTATTTGCTAACATACCATTGAAGGTAGCCTATGCAATGAAAGCAGAGGACATCTTAGACATCTCTCAGCACATATTATCTATCGTAGGTGGTAAGCATCCACTTGTAAGGAGATTGTCCTTTAGAGGTAAGGAATATGGTTTTGTACCCAACCTTGAAGAGATGAGCTTTGGTGAGTATATTGATCTTGATAGCTACCTAAGTGATATGCAACAATTGCATAAGACCGTAGGGGTATTGTATAGACCTATTGTAAAGGAGAAGGGTGACCTGTATGAGATAGAACCTTACAAGGGTACTGATGGCTATGCAGACTTCCCATTAGATGTAGCGTTAGGTGCTACGCTTTTTTTTTATCGTTTAAGCAACAAATTATTGAAGGATACCCAGACCTCTTTGGAGGGGAAGAAGGAGAGCTTAATCTCTCCGCCTCCGCTAACTTCAGTAGAAAGTGGGGATGGTATGGAAGTGTAGACCACCTTGCAGGAGGTGATGTTAGTAGGTACGATACTATTACTATGTTACCCCTATCACAATGCCTTACCAAACTTGTATATGACAAGGAGAAAGGTGAGGTAGAGAAGAAGATGCTTAAACACTAACTCTAATAGTAAGTTAACCTATTATGAGTTTCTACGACATTACAACAAAGATTAGAGAACACCTCATTGCTAACTCTCAAGTCAACACAGTTACTGAGGGTGATATCTTTGAGGTTGACCTCAACAAGCAGACTATATTCCCCTTGTCACATATTATGATAAACAATGTGACCTTCAATGATATTGGCATCACTTACAATATGAGCATCTTGTTTATGGATGTAGCAGATGTGAGTAAGGATGACCCAAGAGAAGAGGCAGAGATATTCTATGGTGTTGACAATAGACACGACATTTTAAACACACAACTTCTGGTAGCTAACGACCTTGTATCACATCTCAAAAGAGGTGACCTTATGCAAGACAAGTATCAGCTAAACGGACAACCTACTTGTGAGCCTTTTGAAGATAGGTTTGAGAATCTATTGGTAGGTTGGAATCTAACCTTGTCTATAGACATTGCTAATACCATTACCACTTGTCCATAAGCACTAAACATATGAAGCAAGTGCTTGAGCAGTTTGGTAGGAGAGTTGTGAAAGCTGCGAAGTTAAATCTTGGTGCTACTCGCACGATTACCTTTAACGATGGTAAGAAGCGTAGAAGGAGACAAGTGTTCTCAGGTGACCTAAAGGATAGCATAGACTTCAACCTATTAGTCAAGCAGAATAGAAATACTAAAGGGCAGTTTCAAAGTGGCTTTAACTACGAGATGTTCTTTGAGATGTTAGACTACGGTCAATACATTGATGAGGGTGTTGATGGTGTTAAGTACAAAGTACAAGGAGGATCAAGATTTGGCTTTACCAACAAGTACCCTAATATGGGTGCTATAAGAAGGATGGTAACCAACAACAAGTTTAAGCTACGAGACTTTAAGACAGGAAAGTTTATACCTAAGACAAAAGCCAATATAGATAGTGCTACCTTTTTGGTATCACGAAGCATATACAGAAAGGGTATCCCTAAGAGCAACTTCTTTACTGCACCTTTTGCGTTAGAGTTTGAGAGGTTACCCCTTGAGCTTTTGAGAGGCTTAGATGATGATTTAGATAACATATTACGAGACTTATAATATGAGTGTAATAGCACCAGACCAATTAGTAGGAGCGAGAAGCCCTATATATGTAACGGCAAACTATTCTGCCCTTGCAAGTTCCCTAACTGATATCACCTTAGAGATATATGTATGGGCAGGGAGTAGAAGTAGTAGACCATCTACTGCTGACTACACTTTATTTAGAGATGTGTTTGCAGGTACTGATGTATCCTTTGATATCGCACCTATGGTTAGAGAAGAGATAGGAGCAGTATATGATACTAACCAAACGAGAACATCTCCTACAGGCGAGAGGAACAATAACATCGTGTGGGTACAAGTAGATTATGATATCAATTATCTTAATAAAGCTGATCCTCCTGTAACGGTTAATGTAACAGGAAGCACAGATATCTTTCCTGCATCTAATGGTTACCATCTCTTTAGTGAGGGTACTAACTTTGAGTTTCCTTCTGCCTACCTTAACAATACATCAACGGTATATGTGCAAGATAGTGGCTATGAGATGATGCCTTTGTTTATGGGTAAGTATAATGCTGAGACTATTGATGAGGTAGTCTATAGAGTTGGAGGTACTGATATATACACTTTCTCTTTGCTAACCTACCAAGCAGATGTGCAACCAGAAGACAGGATACTTAGAATACCTATAGGTGAGTTAAGCTTAAACAATTGGCTTACAAGTGATGGATATACAGGTAGTTCATCTAACAGACCTGTAAATCAAACGGAGTGGGAGATGAAACTCTTAGATGATAATGGTGATATTGTTGAGACTATTAAGATGATTAAGGAGTGTGAGCCTAAATACACTATCAATACCATTCAGTATATCAATCGTTATGGTACTTGGGATTTTATCCACTTCTACAAAGCGAGTCAAGATAATTTTAGTGTGACTTCGGAACGCTTTAGAAAGTCTATAGGCACATCATCATCAAGTGGGTTTACCTACGACACTACAGATAATATCTATCAGCAGTTCAACACCAATGGCAGGGTGACTACAACACTTAACACAGGATGGGTAACTGAAGACTATAGAGAGGCTATCAAAGACCTTATGATGAGTGAGAAGATATTGCTCAATGGGTTACCTGTAAATGTAGTGACCAATTCAGTC